AGTAGCCGGTATACCAATGTTAACTAATGCTTCTGTTATCTGACCAGCTACAGTTGCTTCTGCTTTCTCATCTAGTGTTGTAAGATCATCAAAAAATGCCTCAACTCTAGCCGCTCTGTTTTGATCAACACCTAAATCTAATAGTGTTGCACCTAATGAAAAAAAACCTTTTGGTATTGCAAGAAGACCAGAACCTACACCGGCTAGTATAGATTCAATTGTACCTACTTTATTATTATCGTTTGATTCGGCTCGTATTAATTCTAGTGCAGAAGCCATGCGTTACTCCTATCCTGTAATTTCGTCTAGATCTACCGGAAATATAGTACCGTCTGTAATTTCAAAAGCTTTTTTGTTTACTACATATAGACCATCTTTTAATGTGCCGTAGTTTTCTTGTAGGTAATTAGCTTCGTCTTTACCTTCGTTATTTTTAAACCATTTTTGATATTTGTCATCTGGAAAAGCAAAATCTACTTTAGTGCCTTTAGACTCTAATATACTTCTTAGTGTATTACTTGTTACTATATTTTTACCCTGTATCTCTGCTTGTGCAAGCACTTCAGCTGCAGAACTACCTTTTAAATCTTTTTGTATTTTTGCAGTAGCTGCTTTTTTATATGCAAGCTCTACTGCAGCAGCTGGATCATTTGCTTTAATATCTTTTTCAATTTCACCTTTAAGAACCGCAGCATCAATTTGTTTTTTAAGAGCAGAAGATTTATCTAAGTTTTGAGATATAGCACCTATTAATTGTGATTGTAAACTACCAGACTTGATAGCTCCTTTTAGATCACCACCTTCTTGTTGTATGATTTTACTTGCATCAATTAAAGAATCGTAAACAGATTCTTTATTCATCTTATCTATACCCATTAATTTGTAGTATCTATTTTTTGTTTCTTGAATTCTATCCTCGTTTATTTCTTGTTTTGTGCCTTCTCCAGTTCCACCTGTATCAGGTGTATTAACAACTTTAGATTTTTTATCTCTACTAATTTTTAATCCATCTCTTTCAGTAGTTACTCCACTCATATTTTTGTCTTCTAAATATTTATCTTGATCAAAAATAAAATCAGGTACAGCAAGGTCTGCTATCTGCAGTGCTGCTTTTTTACCTAGACTCAATCCACCTTCTACTACAGGAGGAATTATCGCTGAACCGGTGCTAAGTGCAAAAGGTGTTGCAACTCCTACTTGGTATGGATTTTGTTTAACAAACATACCAGCTCTTTCCATAAAAGGAATTCTAGATGCTCTTTGTGACATTGGTCCTCTCATACCAATAGGTAGGTCATACATATTTTCTTGTCTAAATTTAGGAACACTTGTTGGTTTAATTTTGTTAATTAGTCTAGGTATAATACCTCGACCATAATCTATAACACCTTGACCACCAGGTATCCGAGAAAGTATACCAGAAACAATACCTGCTTTTTTATAGCCAGGTCTTTGCTGCATACCAGTCATGATCCCTTCTTTAATAGGACCACCATATCTAAACATTGGTCTATTTAAAGTTTTCATTTCTTCCTCTTCATTGCTTTGCCAAACCCACGTTTAGCAACACCGCAGCCAACACGACCACCTTTTTTCAGACCCATTAAATATCTACCTAATTCAAATATAGTACTTCCAGTCATTGCTCCCGAACCTAGTTTATAAGGAACACCTCCGCCAAAATCTTTTATTTTTTTAAATGTAGATCTTTTATCTTTAGCCATATACTATCCGAAATATTTACCAAACAATCCTGCGATACCTGCTGCTGTACTTAAACCTGAAGCAAACGGACTAGCTCCACCTGTGGGTGCTGGTGGAGGAGATGCGAATCCAGCTAATTGACCTAGACCACCCCCGTATTGTTGAAGTCTTCCAAATGGTTCGTAAGCTGCAGTTCTTGCTGCATCAGCTTGTGCTTGTAATTGTTGTTGATTTAATCCTTGTCTAAATGCTCCAAGGTTACCTAGTGAAGCAACGTCTCCTGCCAAACCAGATCTTTGGAAATTAGATAATGCAAACTGATCTTGAAACGCTTGGCCTCTTCTTCTTGTTGCATCTTGAAAACCTTGTTGTAATAAGTTAGCCGCGATCCCTGATCTATTAGCAGTGGTGTCAGCCATAAATTGTCCTTGTAAAGCACCTGTTCTACCTCCACCAAATGCACCTTGGGCTACTGCAGAGTCTTTAATATTTTGCAGACCCTCATTTCTTGATAGATCGTATTGTCTTAATGTTTCATCAATAACAGCTCCTTGATATGGAGACATAAATGATGAAATAGATCCAGGTCCAGTTCCTGCACCCGTTCCTGTAAATTGTTGTGCTTGTGTTAAAAATGGTTGATACCCACCAATACCAGATGTTGCAAGATTAATTGCTTGTGTCTGTAAAGGGTCTTCGCCTGCAACAAATGCGCTACCTGTAAACTTACTTGTGTCTATAGGTACGGATGTACCTGCCGTTAATTGTTTGGCAAAATCTTTTGCTGATTCTTGTAAATAATCTGGTAATGACATTATGCTATCCTACTCTCTAACATTTGTGATTGATCAAACATTTCTTGTGCAGGATTTTCCATGCCCTGGGACTCTTCTGATATAGTACCACCTGCTTCTAGATTGTCCATCATATTCTGCATAATCTCTGCACCTTTATCTATATCTCCCCCACCTGCATTTCTTACAGCGTCTGCTGTAAATACAAATTCATTTTTGCTAAGTCTAGCAGGCACATCGTCCGCTCTTTCCTCAGCTCCTAGTGGTACAAAACCACCTTCTCTATAATCTTTTTCTAAGCCACCCATATCTATCATGCCACCTTCTGCATATCCTGGTAGGCTAGCTAATCCACCATCAGCAGCATAGAAAGATCTTTGTACTGCAGATTTAGGAGGCATAAAATATAATGCAGATTGTGTTGGATCTGAATAATAATCTTTAGCTTGTTGTCTAATGTTTGCTACCATTGGCTGTACACCTGTAACAGGTACACCTTCGTCAATTTCTTCTTCATCATCACCACCCATAAAGAATGGTGCAGCTATACCTGCAGCACCTAAACCTGTTAATGCTGCTCTACCTAAACTAAAATTACCTTCAGGATCTCTTACTAATGGTGCAAGTAAACTACCTTTATCAAACAATCCTTTAGTTTTTGCAAATAATTTAGTAAAATTACCTAGACCACCACCGCCTCCGAGTGCGCCTCCAGCTAAATAAGCTCCACCACCAAGTAAAGCCAGTTTACCTATTGGTGATTTAACAACTTTTTTTACAGCACGTTTAGCTTTTTTTACAATCTTACCTAGAAAATACCCTTGTCTCGGCTCGTCTAGTGTCATGATACCACCGCCAGCTCTAAGTTGTCTTTCCATATTCATTCTTGAAATTGCCATAGTTTGTCCTTTTTAACGTCTTTTTATCCTATAATCAACATCTAGTTAAACCTGTTTGCTGCGATCTGATTGTCAATAAACATTTGTTCATCATCTGATATAGGTTCATTATTTTCTATCATGTTAGTATAGTTATCCATCTGACCTGTAAAATCAGATCTAGCAAATGGAGAATCATAATAAGCATTTGTTCCTGTCAAACCTTGATTTGTAACTGGAAGTTTTAGTAAACGATTATTTGGATTGTCAAAAGAAACAATGTTTGGTTGAGTATCATCATCTTCGTCATCTAGAAACTCATTGTAGATATCTAAATAATTTGGATTAATACTACTAAGACCACGCATATCGTATGTTGGTTGGTTATATCTTTTACCATAACCTAGTCGTTGTCCAATATTTCTAATTATATTTCCTAAAAATCCGCCACCCGTAAAAAGACCCATAAGACCACCACCTCTATTGTACATAGCTTTTCTTGCAAATACGTTATCACCCCTTCTTGCATAAGCTTTAGCTCTTGCCAACTCGGCTGGTGAGATTGTGTTTTTACTATCGAAAAAACCTGGGTTAACTCTTTGTCCACCACCGGCTGTAATAAATGCACTTCTATAATCTTGTATATCTGATGGTAATTGTTTTGTAACACCGGGTGGTAATTGTACATTGGTCATTCGATCTGTACTTATATTTGATTCAAGTTCTCTTCTATCTGCTCCACTTCCACCACCTGCTTCAGCAGCACTTGTTGCAGCACCAGACATACCTGTATCTCGACTTGGATCTGGACCATCAAATGATCCATAACCGTTTAAACTCATAATACCTGATGGTCCTCTATTGACACCACCTTTTAATGAACCATGTAAATCTTGTTTAACAAGTAAATCTTTTTCTGCTTTTGTGATATATGCTAATTCTGTTTCAGGATGATCAGGGCTAGATTTCCATTTTATAGGAGCTTTAACTTCTTTTTGTTTGCCCAGATAATTTTGAACTCCGCCTTGTAGTATTGGTTTTTTAGTCACTCTGTTCTCCAAATAAATCTAAATTATTAAGCAGGCGTAGATAACCTGAAATACTATATTTTATTTTATTTTTGTATTTTCGTCAACTTTTTTAACGAATTGTAAGGTCTATTCTAGATCATCTTTGAAACGACCACAATAAGAATATTCTCCTACATGGGTTATATAGTCGTTTATATAGGCATATACTTTGCCACCTATGTCAACCCATCTTTGGCAAAACCCGAAGTCTTCTCCAAAATAACGTTTAGTAACAGGATCATGCAACGTATCAAATAAATTGTACATATTCTCTTTTTTAACCTCAACTCCATTAATAATGGTAGGTTGGAATATCTCTAAATGAGAGTATTCTTTAATCATTTTTTCAAGAACATTTCTCTTAATTAACATGCATCCAGTAGGAGCATGAGTTAATTCTATAAGTCCCTGGTCCACGGTAATGGAGTCTGGATTATCTAACTTTACAGGAAAAGTAAAACCTGATTTTGCTAGATCATCAGCACTATGTTTCGAGGTATTTCTTTTCCATATTTTATCCCAATTTAATGTTTTCATAGGATAAGGAACACTTATAATATCTTTGTCAAAATTTAACATTTTAAAAATAGTTTCAGAATTAAAATCAATGTCAGAATCAATAAACAATAAATGCGTATAGTTGTCTTCATGATTTAACATTTCTGCAACACATAGATTTCTACCTTGTGTAACAAGAGAAGATTTTAATAATGTAAAACTACACTGTATTTTTTTGGCCCAACATGCTTGTTGGAATTTTAACACAGCTTGACAGTAATGCATACTGACATCACTATGACATGGGGTACATACCATTATTTTATAAGGAGATTGTTCTCCTATATTTATTTCTGTTACCGTGTTTGTTTTTATTGTTTGATAAGTGTCATTATTCTCAACAACAGTTTTATCTTTATTGAACCATATAGGATCATTTGGTTTTTGCATCTAAAGCTCCTTTTAAAAATCTAGTCCAGCCGTTTGCTATTTTATTCCAATTGTAAAAAATATTTACATAAAGAGATTGTGATTCTAAATGATTATGTATCTGTGTACTGTGTAATGTATTTGCTGCAGCATCTATACTATGAGCAAATTTTTCAGCTAACCTTTTATAGTTATTATCGTAAGGTATATACATTGGAAACTCTGCACCTGTTTCAAACAATGCTCCATAGTTAGTTGTAATACAATACAGACCACCTGCCATACATTCTAATAAAGATATACAAGACGTTTCTTCGAAGATACTAGGATAAACATACATATTATATTTATGCATGTTTTCTTTTATGTATTCATTAGGTTTGTAACCTATGTAGTTTACGTTAGGTAAAGATTCTGCTTGTTCATATAATTTCCTATAATCATGATCATTTTGTTCGTAAAAATTTTTTCCATAAACTTCGGTTGAAGAATATACATCTAAACTAATTAAAGGATTCTTAACCAATTGCATAGCACCTAACAACACACTAAGTCCTCTCCAGGGTGTATTTTGATGTATAATTTTTATAGGCTGACCAACTTTATAAGGTTCAGCTTTTTGAATATTATCTATACCATTTTTTATAACAACACATTTTTCTAAAGGTAAATCAAATACGACTCTAAATTTTTCAAAAGTCCAATGTGAATTAAATACATACCAATCATATTTATGATGATTAGATTTATCTTTAAACCAAGGAGTTATATTAGGCTGGTCCCATGAATTTTTTTGCCAAAGTATATTTAATTTAGTTGGGTGTAACGGAATCTTTTCAGGTACAGATGTTGTAATTTGTACTTGGTCTAATATTTTTTTATCTACGTATTTTTCTAAGTAACTAAATTGTAACTCAGTCCCACCTTTAGGTGTTTGATTTTTTATCATCCATTGCTTTCTGTAATAAATTTAATCCTTTCGGTGATACTTGAACTGTTATGTCTTGTGCAATATGATCTGCAACTGTATCAGTGTTAGGATCAGCTATATCAGCATCTTTCTCTTGTTCATCTTTATATACTTTATTAGTTCTAGTGTTTCTTAGAACTGTTATTGTCGTACAATCAATTTTTAATATATCATCCATTCTGTTGTGACCTGTCTATTAAAGCATAACTTATCAGGCCCTGTATCTTATTACTGCCTGTAGCTGCTGTTACTGTTATAGCATCACCTGCTTCTAAATTCAAGCCTTGAGGAGAAGCATTTACTTGCGACTTAGCTGCCAAGTCATCTCTAAAAAATTCATATTCAGTATTTGAATCAGATGAGTCTACAAAATTCATATTCACTACAATAGCCGATGATGCATCATTGTTTGCACAATAAACACTTTTAACTATAATTGTACCATCAGTAGGACAAGTAAGCACCGTTGCTTTAGCTGTATCAGCTTGTTTAAAACCTTGGTTTTTATATTGTATTGTCATGATAAAAAGTAACTATATATATCTTGTTCTTCTTTCAAGTCTTCTTGAAAAGAAAAATTAAGTTGATTTTGTAAAGAAGTTAAAGACTCTAATATTTGTCTTTGGTTTTCTACGTCGTACTCTGGTTTAGGTTCAGGTATGTAGTTATTTATTTTAGCCATTATCTACGTCCATCAGGTTGTGCGTCTAATCTAAATGTACCATAACGCCATGTTTCACCTGTACTATCATTTTCTATTTTAAGGGAAACTAGTCTACCTCTTGCACGTGTATCTATTTTATCAGTAGATGAAGTTACTGTAAAAGGACCAAGTGGTGAACTAGTAGCTGTGTTGTTTGGATAATTATTTACTAGTAAAGTAATTTTTGAGTTACCTGTAAGAACTTGAAAGTCTGGTATAAATCTTCTAACTGACATAAAAAATTCACCGTCTCCTCTGTAATTAGGAATTGCTGTTGTCTTTCCAGTTATATTCATAGATGCAGTAATATCAAAATCACCTGATTGAATAAAAGCATCAATAGAACTAGTACCAGAACTATTTACTTGATCAGTTCCTTTTTCATGTTCATAATATGTAGATGCTCCATAAGTATTTGTAATTCCTTGTATATCAAAATTAGGTGTAGCTGTTTTATTATATTCAGTTGCAAAAGGTAATTCAAAGACACCTTGATCTAAATAACTACTTCTTGCAAGAGAACTTGTAGTCCATAAATTTTCTAAATAATTATAAGTAACACATCTATCTATTTGAGTAGAATTTGCTTTAGGGTAAAACCAATTTATTTCTGTATACAAAGAATTATGTTCTGCATAAACTAGTTGACTAGAATTATAATTTATACCTAAGCCATCTCCTTTTGTTGTGAATACAAAATCTTCAACTAAACAAGGGATAGATTTTACAGTACCATCAAACATAAAAAACCCGCCTTCGCCCGACATCCAGAAAACAATACCGTTAGAATAAGTAAGTGCGTTTTGACCAATTAGTCCGCAGTTTGTACCCACCTGTCTAACAGAGAATGTAAAAGGTGATCCAACAAATTGAATTAAATATGCAGAGGTATCTGTTAAAACCAATGTGTAGTCTTTACCAGATACAGCTCCTATAATTTCATTACCTTTATCAAGTCTAAAAGTACCTGCAGTATTGGTAGCTGTAGGTAAATAAGTATTGAAATCTTCTTGGTTAGAAAATCTTATAAACATTGGATCAAATGTTGATGTAGTTCCAATAGTTGTTTCTGTACCAAAATGAAACACGTGTCTGTCTCTATCTGATACTTGAGTTAATCTTGTTTTAGTAGGAGCGCCCGTCATTACTGCAGCTCTATTAGTTGTTGGATTAGCCGCTCCCGCATTCCAAGTAAATGTTCTACCATTTCCAATAGTTGCAATTAATATTTGACCAAAGTTATCTAGCGACCACAAGCCTGGATCTAGAATTACGTTAGTAGTTGATCTAGGTGTATTCCATGTACTAGTGCTCCATGTAGAAGCACCCCAACCAAAACCACCGGTTTGAAAAGTTGGACCAACAATTTCATAGGGGTCAATTTGAGCAGACCCTGTTCCACTACTTGCACCCGCAGAATTAGAAGGCATTGTAATTTGAAATGTATTTGATGTTTTATTTAAAACTTCAAAAGTATTATCGGTAAAATCTGCCGTTGCGTAGCCTGAACTTGTTGGAACAGATACACTTGAAAATGTTATATATCTTCCATCTAACAAACCATGTGAAGTTTTATTAACCGTAACTGTTGCTGACCCAGAGGTAACTGTAAAAGTAGCTCCTGTAATTACATCATTATCTAAAGGAGAAATGTCATAAAATCTATTGTTAGAATATAAAAATAAACCCTGTGAGGTTCCTATTGCTACATATTTTTCACCAGCAATACTAGTAAAGGCATGCTGAGATCTTGCTACACCTGGTAGCGTGTTATTTGAACTAGTTAGTTGATTCCAACCACCTATTTTTTCAGGTAAACCATATCTAAATCTTACAAAATCTCCATCAACCCATTGCGATTCAGCACCTGAGTCTGTGACTTGTTTATTAAAACCTGGTTTAAAATTAAGCTTTTGTAACATATTTTATCCTTATTATAAAAGAAACAAGGGTAGATATATCACGTTCTAAACCAACTTGGAAGTCCTAAATGTGGGCGTCCATCGAACATATTCTTCTTCGCCCCTGGTGTTTTACGATTATTATAATGTAAAAAAACTTGAACACATTCTTTACCTTTAAATTTATTTCTCCAGTGTTCTAATTGACAACCAGAATACACTAACATATCTCCTGGTTTTAAATCTACTTTAACACCCTTCTTACCTGTTTCTCCAGATGGTTCTAAGTATATAGGCCAAGGATCTCCACCAAGATTCATAGTAGTAGATATCTCACAACTAAATCTATCTTTGTGTCTTTTTAGTACATCTCCTTTTTTATATATCCTAGCATATGTATATGCTGGATATAATTTTAATCCAGTTGCTTTTTCCATAGCTGGTTGACATTTAAGTAATAAAGTTTCCATTGCAGTGTCAGAATAACAACAATAAGTATTTGGTATTTGATCGTCTTTATTTTCATAGAATCCAATTATCTGTTCATATGGTGAAAAATATCTTTCTTGTTGACATGTATCTAAAACTTGTTTCTGCATAGAAAAATAGTTTGCAATAAATGTAGCTAAGTCTTTTGAGATAGCCTGACGAATAACTGTGTATTTATTTTTTTTAAAGTCCATTAAAAATAGTTAAAGTTAATTATAATTCTATTATTACAATCTGTAGAATTTGTCCCGTAATGTGCTTTATCAGAATCAAATAAAACCATTCTATTACTTTTGCTTTCTACTTTTTTATCTCCTATCATCGTGTAACCATTATTATCATTTAAATAGTATATTGCAATTTTACATTTAAAATTTTGATCGTAGTGTTTATCGGATTTAATTAATTTATGACTTATAGGAGTTAAATTAGCTTTTACTCTAATTAAAGATAAAGGTTTTAATTTTTTTATTATAGGATCTAAGTGATCAAACTTATTAGAATTAACTTTATTATCGCTATAAAATATGTGCACAAACTGATACTCAAATAATTTTGGATCAGAAGTAGGTTGCCAGGTTTTATTATGATTATAGTACCAAGGAAAATAAGTTGATTCCATGTTATTTTTTAAAAAAATATATTCTTCAGTAGATAAATAATTATCTTTTATTTCAACCATTTCTAGCCATTTCTTTTGGTACTGCTTGTATGTTCCAATGTATAAATCTAAAAGGTTTAACTCCATGATCTACAACAAACTCGTGTTCTAAATAACCTGGAAATATAATTAATGTTCCAGGCAACGGTCTAAGATCTATCAAATCATTACCAGGCCATACTCCCTTTAAATTTTTTTTCATTTTTAATTTTGTAGCTCTAGCTCCAGTACGTGGCTCATGAAATACAGGATAAGAGGTTTTATCACTACACTTTAAAAAATAAAAACCCGATACGTGTTGATTCCAATGCACGTGTGCTGAATGATGACCACCACCTTTTTTAGAAAACTCTTGTACCCACATTTCACTAAACATAGATATATATTGTTGCATGTCAAAACCTTGATGCTCTAAATATTCCCAAGATTTTTGACCAACATAGTTTCTTAAATCAATAAAATCATTATCATGAATAAGAGGTGTTGAGTGATATGATCTTCCAAAATCACCATGCTCTTTTATATAATTTTTTTCTCTTTTACGTGCTTCAAGAATATATTTGTTACTAGCTTTATTTACAGAACTTAAAAATTCTGGTTTATGTTCACTCCAAATAGTTGTGTTAAAATAATTATTTATAATCATATTATTTATAAGGATATCCAGTGCTCCACATTACCAATGAATATCTTGTTCCTTTCGTTACTGGTTTAACTCTATGCCATACAAATGAAGGAAATACAACAATACTTCCTTTAGGTAGAATCTCTGTTGCTTTTTGTAGATGTTTAGATTCATCTCTCATATGAGGATCATATTGTCTAAAGTCAAATTCCAATTCCCCTCCTTCATATTCTGATCCATCTGTTAATTGACAAGTCATAGATAGTTTTCTAATCATGCCTTTACTGCTGCCTTCTGTATAGGGTAGCGAGTAACTATCACAATGCCAGTCATAGTATTGATTAAGTTTATATTTTGTAAATTGACAACACTCTGATCTTTCCCAATTAAAATTCCAACCTGCATGTTCATTAGCTAGATTAACGAAAGGCTGAAGTTCTTTGTAAATCCATGCATCATCCATCCAAACTACATTTGAATTTCTTTTACGTTTCATATCGTTAATTTCAGTTTTATTTAATTTCTCACCATCGTACCCACCAACTCTTGCCATAATTTCTGATTTAGATAATCCATATTTTATAATATCGTCACAGACTTTATGTGGTACAGCGGATTTAAAATACCAATAGTAATTATACAGATTCATATTTTTTATATTTCATTTGAGTTAACCAACAGAACCAATTAGCTCCAGTAAATACTTTAACATCTTGAAATTTGTTATTAACAAAATGTTTTAGGTCTTTATTAACATTTAAAACATTTAAATATTTTTTATGTAAATCAGATGTTTTAATTTTTTTACTAGCTTCCTTCCAAAACTTTTCTTTTCTTTTAGAATTACAGTAATGCATGCTTACAAAATCTATACAGTCTTCATACATAATTTCCATAGTTTTGTTGTACACATCAATATCGTTCTTTGTGTAGAATGATGTGCATATTCTTTTAGTTAAATTAAAAATAGATCTCATAATGATAGCTATACCTGTGCTTTCCAATGGTTCTAAAAAACCAGAAGACAGACCTATATTTACAACATTATTTTGCCAAGGGTTTTTAAGATAAAAAGGAGTCCAGTCTAATACTTTAATTTTATCTTTAGTAATTCTATTATCCCAATACTTTACAAAATAATTTTTTGCATCTTCAATTTTAGTTATGCTTCTATTAAATACAAAACCAGATCCAATTCTAGATTGAACAGGTATCTTCCATATCCAACCGCTTTCAACAGCTTCTGACACAACATAGTTGTGCTGTTCTTTTTGTTTATCATTATAAGAAACATGTGCAGCAACTGCTGTATCACACATAAGTCTACTATTAAGTATTTGTTTTTTATCTTTATATTTAAAAATGTTTCTCCAACCGGTGCAATTTATATATAAATCAGATTTTATTTTTTTATTATTCTTTAGTTTAATGTATTTTACATCACCTTCTCTTTTAATTTCAACTACATCTGATTTAATAATTTTTATTCTTTTCTTTAATTTTTCTTGAATATAGTGAACTAATTTAGAACAATCTATATTGAAAGCTGATACATTAGAATCGTAACCACCTTTTACTAATTTATTATTTCGTACACCTAACTCAAAAGGATGCCATATGTCATTATGTTTTGAAACCCAATTAGGAAAAAGTATACCTGATTTAGGCACTGCATCTATAAAATTAAACCATTCATTTTCATCAAATCCACAACCTTTTAAAAAATCTCCAAAGTCAAGTAATGTCCCTTCTCCTACACCAACAGGAGTACCTACTTCTTTGTCTATTATAGTTAACTTAAATTTAGGTAATTGATAATTAAGATATGCAGCGGCTAGCCAGCCAGATGTGCCTCCACCTACAATAACTATTTCTTTAATCATTAAAAATAAGTGTAAGTTATTGTTTGAATAAAATTTAAAGATTCTTTTTGTTTATTTGAAATAGTATACATATTAGTAGAAGGAAACATAATAAACATGTTTTCTTTTAGCTCTATATCAAAACTTTGACCTTTACGTCTGTTGTCGTCATAATATATTTTAACCCAACAGTCTTCTACTTTAGTGCCATACAAGGCTGTATAATCAGGAGAGTCTCCAAGATTAGAATAATCTATATTTATTAAGGGTTTAGATAATGTATTTGGATTATATGTATCTGACCAAGTTTTTTTATTGTATAGTTTCAGAGGATCATATTCAACACCTACATGTTCTCTGATATACGTATTTAACATATCCCAAGTTCTTGAAAATGGAAATTCTTTATTAGTTAAAGATGATTCTAAAGTGTCAGTAATAAGTTTATCTTTATCTATTTCAAAACCTTTTGGCATTGAAACATCACCATAAATTATACTTTGTTCCGATAATACTTTCTTCTTCATTCTAAAATAAAGAATAATATAAAATAATTAAATTGTCAATTGGTATTAAAAGAATTGATTTAGATCAATTATTATTCAGGTGGCGTGAAAGGTCTTGTAACTAAATCCCAAGTTTGGTTTTCTTCATTCCAAATATGACCGTAAGAAGTTGTAGTGTCTGCTTTTTGTTCAGCTGTTAGTTCAGGACAATCACCTATTGGTGAATCCCATGCTGCTGTTGTAAGATTTTTTACCCAAGAAGGATATGGTTTTTTAGGCCAAAAAATATTATTTTCTTCGTCCCAAGTATAACCTATACCTGCGTAGTTTCCTCTTAAAGGATTTCCACCTAAAGAATGTTGATTATTTAAAGTGTTGTAAGAAGTTTGAACCCAAAGTTCTGCTGGCCAATTACAATGGTATTGTAAATATGTTTGACCTACTTTTTCATCTTCTACATTATTAGCATCCAGTAGATCATTATTGTCTACCACTGTTACTTGTATAACTTTTCCGTTAACTCCGATTTTTGCAAAATGTGCCATAATATTTACCTATTGAAACTTGTACCTTATTACTACTATACCAGATCCGCCATTACCTCCTGCTTCACCACTGTATGCATTACCTGCTCCGCCACCTCTACCAGCATCTCCAGTATTAGCGCTTGCATTATTAGATCCTGGGTTTGGTCCATTCCATACTCCACCTCTTCCACCTTCACTATAAGTGACTGGAGAAGTAGTTATATTTGTTGTGACACCATCACCGCCTGCACCACCATTAGCATTTGGGTTACCTGGAATACCTTGTAAATTAGAACCTGCTGATCCTGCACCACCGCCTCCGGTTCCAGCTAAATAATCATTGTTAGGTCTTGGTCCACCACCATCATTACCTTGAGGTGGGCTAAAGGCAGGAGTATTTCCATCACCTTTGTCTTGATCTGCTCCAGGTGCAGGTTTACCTAATCCTCCACCAGAACCTCCGGGTCTACCACCTTTACCTGGCGCACCATCAGGACCAGAAGTCCCTCCGCCACCACCAGTAGCTGTAATACTTGAAAAAACTGAATCACCACCATCTGTTCCAGGCGCGGGGTTACCACCACCTCCACCACTTCCAACAGTGATTGGATATCCTTGAGCTGTTACCGGTAAAGCACTTACACAAGCACCTAATGGACTTGCTGTATAACAACCTGATGCTGCACCAGATGATTCTCTAAAACCACCTGCTCCACCGCCACCAGCACTTCTATAATAAGGCGGTCCTGTTCCAGAGCCACCACCGGCACCACCAGCAACTACCATGTAGTCTACAGTGTTTGATCCTGCAGAGTTTCCACCTGATGAAACACAAAAAGTACCTGATGAAGTAAATGTATGAATTTTAAAATTTCCTGAAGTTGCAACTGTTCCACCTGTAGCTGCTACGAAAGCTGGGACAGGTGCTTCGTTTTGTAAACCTGAAGATACTACTAACCAACCTTTAGTACCGTCTACATAAATTAATGTAACTGCTATTCCTTCTGTAGTTAATGTAGCGTCATCTGACTCTCCACCAATTTTAGATCCACCTCGACCAATAGTAAGTGCGTTTGAGTCAAATGTGTTAGCATAATCTTTAAGGGCAACTATATCTCCTGCAGAAGGTGAACTAGGAAGTGTTGCAGTAAATGCTCCTGATGTAGTATTACAGAAATATCCTTCACCGCTTGCTGCAGTAAAATTTCCTGTTTTAACTGTTGTTTGCCAACTTACTATGGGAAGGTTTGAAAACTGTCCTTGGTCCAACATTGTTGTTCCGCATGATATTACACCCATTATGAATCTCCTTCTATCTTAGATAAATTAATTTTAAATTTTTCTCCAGATATATTATTGATGATAAATATATCATTTTTACCTTCTTGTAAAGTCCAGTTGCCTCTAGTTCCATCTACATTATTTCCTTGATTTTTAGCTAAATTAGATAAATGTAAATCTCCTGTATATAAGTTTCTCCATACATTTCCAGAAGCTCCTAAGTCGTAAGTATCGGTTGCACCAGGCACAACATTACCTGAAGCTGTTAATGATCCAGTTGAGCTAATACCTTCTTCTATATTTGTTCCATCAGAATAAAGAATTTTAGTTCCTTTGTCTGTTCCTGTCCAAGTTACTCCTGTACCAGAAGATGTTTTAAAAGTTACAGTATGTGCTCCAGTTGTAGCATTTTCAATTATATAAGTTTTTTCAATTGAATCAGGGATAACTACATTTTTATTTCCAGAGATAGTTCCTGTTAATTTTAAAACTTGATTTTTACCATTAGATAATACACCGTTTGAAAAAGTTAAAGTTGCTGCTGAAGTAATTCCAACTGCATCATAACCACCAATAGCTTGTTCTAAAATAAGTAAATTTGTATTAGTAAACTGTCCCCAAGTTCCCGAGTTCTCTCCGGTAGCTTGTACAGTTAATTTTAAATTAGCTGAAGTTGCATTTGCCATATTTTAAATTCCTTAAAATTTTATTATATTTATATTTTTACTTAAAATCAAGCCACTTCTCTCCAACCAGGAGGATCAGTAGGGGCACTTCCTGTATTAACCTCACTCCATACTGAGTTTTTAACAGTTCCTTCTAACATTGTCATTTCAAATCCTGTTAGTTTTGCTACTGAATCAGTAGCTGTAGCTTGGCCTTCTTGCATAGTTAAAAGCTGACCAGTAACATTTACTGGTGTATTTAAAGCTATGCTTACACTTCCTAAAGCAGTAGTCATTGCAATTCCAGTGACAGCAGCATCTACGTCAATTGCAACTCCCTCATTACCTTCGTTCATTGTCATTGCTTGACCAGTAACAGATGCGTTTACATCAATTGATGCAATAACAGAACCTAAATTAGCAGACATTGCTATTCCTGTTACAGAGGTAGATACATCTGTAGATACTGAAACAGTACCTAAGACTGATGTCATTGCTTGACCGGTCACAGATATGTCATCTGCATCAGCTGTAACATTAACAGTACCTAGATTAGAAGATAAAGGAAATCCTGTTATAGGTACTTCAACACCTGCAAATATACTAACCGTACCTAGGTTAGCAGACATTGCTATTCCTGATACAGTAGTAGAGTTATCTGCGATTGCACTAGCAGTGCCTTCATTAAAAGTAAGAGATTGACCCGTTGGTACAACAGTAACATTTTGTGATCCAGTTGCAGCAAAAGGACTTTCTGCAAAAGCTGTTATCCCGAACGCCATGACTTATTAAACTTCCTCTAGTTTAAACTTATATTTTTTACCAGATTTGTTATTAAATAAAAAAAGATCTTCTGAACCCTCTTGAATTGTCCAACTACCTTTTGTGCCATCAACAGCATTACCTTCTGATTTTGCTTCGTTAGATAAATGCAAGTCTCCAGTGTATAAGTTTCTCCAAGCATTACTACCATCCCCTAAATCATAAGTATCATTTGCCCCTGGAATAACGTGACCAGTGACATTTAATTCTGAACCATCAAAAGTTAAATTAGCTTCTGCATTTTGTCCGTCCGCACCTGTAGCTGTAACAACTCTGTTGTTAGAACCATTAGCCATAAAGTCAGAAACATCAACTGAGATTGCATCTGCTGCAACATCAATACCTGTACCTGCTCCAACATTTAAAGTAGCAGCTCCACTAGTAGCTCCACCTGTCAAACCGTCTCCAGCTACAACTGAAGTGATGTCTCCAGTGTTTGTAGTAAACCCAGCGTCATTATTAAAAATAGATAAACCTATTTCGTCAGCTGCTTTTCTTCTTTCTGCACTTGAATCTAAAACAATAAACTCATCGGACCCAGTCATTGTTTGCGTCATGTCAGTAAGTTCTGATAAATCTAAATCAACGCTAATAGTACCAGAGCCTGTAACAGCTGAACCAGCATCTAATCCAGTACCTGGTGTAATACCAACACTAGTTACAGTTCCTGTGTTAGTAGTAAATCCACTATCATTATTAAATCCTGAAATATTAATATCACCTTTAGTTAATTTTTTTTGACCATTTGATGCATCTACTACTGCAAAAAAATCACCATCTCCATTTGAAGTAGAAGTTGAAAGTTCAGAAAGGTCTACATCTATTTGATCTGCTTGAACATCAATTAAATTTCCCGCTCCAACGTTTAGAGTTGCAGCTCCGCTAGTTGCTCCTCCAGTTAAACCATCACCTGCTACAACAGAAGTTATGTCTCCAGTTGTAGGACTAGTCCAAGATAACTGAGCAGATGCGTTACCATCAGTAGTTAAAACTTGACCTGAAGTCCCATCGTTAACAGGTAATATCCATTCCCATGTTGCGTTAGCTGAGTGAGCAGGGGATGTTATTTTTACTCCGTGACTGTTTTGAGAACAGTTTAAAATTAGTTGTCCATCGGCACTTGATCCATCACCTTTAACAGTTAAAGGTCTAGATGCATTAATAGTTTTATCGCTTATAGTTGCGGGTAGTCTAGCATTAGCTAAAGTTCCGCTTGAAATATTACTTGCGTTTAAGGCTGTTAGAGCAGAACCATTATTTGCTACAATGTTTCCACTAGCGTCTAGTATAACCGCTTTAGATGCAGGAAGAGTACAGAAAACATCTTTAGTACCTGCAGCAAAGTCTACTGCGGAGTCACTGTTAGATGATGAAATTATGGTAGTTCTAGCTAAAGTATCAGGTGAAGCATCAGTGACAGTTCCAAGGCCAACTTCAAACGCACCATCTTCATTTACAATAGTATAATACGTTGTATTAGAATTACCAATACCTGCAACAAATGTTTCGAAACCTTGAACGGCTCCTGCAAGAGAAAGCGTACCTGTACCAGTAGTAGTAGAGGTTTCTTTTACTCTATCGTTTACGACTAACGCCATTTAAAACTCCTTATTAACCAGAGATTCTTAATATAGCTGCTGAAGTCGTTGCTGCTGGAAACTGCACTGTAAAAGTTCCAGATGTAGCTGTTTTATCTGCTCCAAAATCTAAAACTGCAACTGCTGCATTAGTGACTGCAGAAGATGTGTTATAGATTAATGCACCTCTAGCTGTCAACGTCACACCTGTAAATGATAAATCTGCAAAGTCAACGAACGCAACACCTTTACCTGAACCGGATCCAATGTTTGTACTTTGACCCGTTAATGGATCACCACCAGCTGCGTAAGTTCCAGTGTTACTAACTTCGTTAGATGCACTGTAAGCAGTAGTTGTTGAGTTTAGAGTAGCTGAAGAAGTATAAAGAGCTAATTTAAAAACATCACCACCAGATGATTTAAAATTTACATCACCTTCCAGTAATTGTTTTTTGAAAGCATTTGCAATCGCTTGTGTTATAGCCATAGTTTATCTCCTATTTTTTTCTATTCGAGGAACACCTGCTTGGTATTCATCTTGTCTTCGTCTTCCCATTTGTTCAACTGAGAAACCTTTGACAGCCTCAGCGTATTTTTTATCATATAACTGAATCATGTCAACGGGTCCTTTTAAAAATCCGTAAGCCTCTACTAGGCATGCATACAAAAGACCATTGGGAAAATTTTGGCTTATATATGTTGTAGTATTTGTACTAGATAAACCAGGATCTTTCAAGATATAGTTTAGCTGAATTGTGTAAGTAGCATTAGGAGTAGGGGCTACAACTATTTTTTCCTCATCCCATAAGCTATAATATTTTGGTACTCCAGTGCTTTCTTTAGGATTAAATTCTGACATAAAACTAGTATCTCTATATTCTAAAAAATCTCTATTGTTAGCTGAAGCAGTTCCGTCAGAATCTACTATTTGAGCAGATCTAACAACTAACAAACCAGCTGGTCTGTTTATAAACCTATCGTTAACAATTAAATTTGCTGTATCATATCTTCTATTATTATCTGAATCTACTTCTCTGAATATTCTAAATTCTGCATCTTCAATAAATCCATTTACAATTGTAGAAGTTAAAACATTTGAATCTACTTCCGTGTAATCTCTAATTTTTTGTACTAATTCTGAGTATGTCATTATGGTGATAGTGTAACCGGACCAGCCGATATACTTCCTCCCCCTATTGTTTCAGTTGCTGTTGCTGTGCCAGAAGCTGTAAACGTATAATTATTATCACTTGTAACTGTAATTGTAAATCCTGTAGACACATTAATATCTGCAGAAGTTATACCTGCACCAGGTTCACCATCTCTAAATCTAACAATGTCTCCTGTAGATCTCCCATGATTGTCTTCAAATACAGTTATAGTTTGAGATGCATTTGTAGTAGATAAAGGATTTAAAGTTAATATTCTTGCAACAGCAGGTTCTGTTCTTGCAGGTCTTGCATTCAATAAACCTTGTGGATCTGCAGCATGAGGTTTTGGTTGTAACTGTGGATGCTTTGGTTCAAACTCTGATATATGAACTCTTGCACCATTCCATTCTATAACCATTTCAGAATATGGAAATGCTAATCCTGATCTGTCAGAAATAAATTGTGCGTATTTACCGGAAGAAAGATTTGACATTAAGACTCCGGATAATAAACTTTAGGACTAATATAAGTACTTGATGATGAGCCGTCCTCTTGTAAAGCTCTTTGTAGTTCATCTTCATACAACATCTTTAGCATTTGAACTCTGTCAGGTGAGTTTTTGATAGCAAGGTAATATGCTAAACCTGCAGTCATGCATGGTACAAATCTGTATGGAACATCTGCTGCGTTAGTATAATCACCTACGTCTTGTATTCTTTTTACATAATAGTAATTTAAAAATTTACCTGCTTCACTAGATCCAGGTGTTAAGAATAAAGTAATTGTAACCTTATCTATAAATCTTTGAACAAAGTATTGTGATGGTGTTCCGGTAGAAGTTTTATTTGATAATGCTTGATACTGTGATCTGTTCACTTTTGTAAGTGGGGTATCTACATTAGAATTTCTGTAAGATGCTTCTAGTACATCATCAACACCATAAACAGCTGTTGTACTTGAAGTACCATCAGATGTTGATCTAAACATTGTATATTCAGCTTGACCATCAACTAATGTAATATTGTTATTTGCAACTTCCCAATAATGTAAACCTCTATTGGCCCATTCTTGAAATAAAATATTAAGAGATCTTCTTGCAGATTTTAAGTGGTAACCAGAAAGACTTTGCATACCAAGTCTTTCATAAGCTTCTTCAATTACCTCATCGACAGAAAATGTCTTATCAAAGGTTGTAGTTCCGGAAGTAGTGTTAGCCATTTACTCTCCTATTTATCTAAAATAACAGTTACAGTAGAATTTGAAATAGCTGAAATAGTCATTCCACCTTCAAATAAAATTCCGTCTTCTGCTAAATTATAAGAAAATACATCACCTGCTGGTACATCTACTTGAAACTGTGTTACTGAGTTTCCATCTTGTAATGTAACTGAACCTGCAGAACCTGTTGATGCTAAAATGATTCCTCTCAATCTAGTTCTTCCTGCGAATACAGAACCTGTTCCTGTTTTTCTAACTGCTTTTACATCTGACTTCATTAGCCTGTGTATCCTATAGTTACAGAGTCTGTTTGATCTAAATCTAAATAGACTCCTGTTTTAAATCTTATACCAGAACCTGGAACCATTAAATCTAATCCTTCATCACCAAACTTAACTTGTAACTCTAAAGAACCACCTGTTCCAGTTCCATCATGTAATTTAACAACACCATTAGTTGCTGAATGAGCTTGTATATATGTAACTCTGCATGGTCCTATATTTGTACTACCACCAGTGATAGTTTTAAAATTACCGTCTGCTGTTAAGGTTGTAAACTTTTGATCGCTTATAAATGATCCACCGCCTGCCATAATTTTTCTCCGTTAATATTTGTGTGGGCCGAAGCCCACACTAAATTATTTATTACGCGATTGTTGCACCTTGAACTGAAGTTGCAACCCAACCAATAGTACTATTCCAAACTAAAGTAGCTGATTCAGCCACTGCGTCGAACGTAATTGTCGTTCCGTTTGCAAAAGTAACTGGAGTTAAAGTTCCATCTCCACCATCAACGATCATGTTAATGATTTTAACTTGTCCTGAAGTTGTACCGTCAGCTAAAGTTAATGCATTAGCTCCAGTAGTAGTTAACTCAGTAACCAAGTTAGTTAAATCAACTGCACCTGCTCCTGATAAAGATTGAACACCACCTCTAATAGCTTTTCCATAAGCTGCATTAGAT